GATTGAAGTAGGTGATATTTAATATATACAACACATCAGGGCAGTACCCGCTGCTCCTGTGTGCGACAATGTTTCCCTGGCTGGCGAAACCCCCGGTAAAAACCGGTATCCTAAGGGTAGGATGCCTATATGTACAAAGCTTCCATAAAATATGTAAACATGTAAATCATAAAATATGTAGTATCCATATATACACAACTATTTTAAACTTATACTACGAATAGCTCCGGAGTGGATAGATTTTACGCCTCTCCAAGGCGATTTGGAACTTAATCTAAAAAGTCCCACTCATCGCCTACAGTAGAAACAAATGCATCCCCGTCCATAATCTCATCAATTACGTCGGGCTCACGTCCAAGATATTTAATCTCGAAATGTTTAAGCCTGTCTTCATAAGATTCAGTCAACATTTTACAGCAATTTGACATTCCACATTTGAATGCAACTTCCTTCATTTGCTTTCTACGGAATTCGTAGACTTCTTTGCCGTGTTGCCACCATTCACGCAAAGCACTATCAATGTTTCCGGCAGATTGATCTTCTAGAGATACGACCTCAGATTCAAGGACGGTATGGAGACTTTTGAAGATAGATTTTTCAGACAAAGCTCCATGAATTAAGCCAGTATCCGGATTGAATTTATTCTCACGCTTCAAAAAATCAGCTTCGAGATCATTCATATATGGAGTTGGTTCAGATTCTTTATCTGGCATGGTGAAAACCATGTCACGTTCCCTAAAGAATTCGGCACATGATATATGGTTAAACCAGTCATAGCCTCTCTTTACGGAACCCTTAACATCATCACCGTAAGTCATAATAGCACAAATTTCACGAAAGGGTTTTGGCTTACCAAGGTTTGATGGCCAGAGGTGGAAATAAGCACATCTTAATTGCAAGGAGTTACCAATACCGTTAATGTAAACAGTTAAATTGTGTCCAGAAGGATTAGATCCCTTATGGATAATAATGTCTCCATTGTAAGCTACACAGGAATACGCAATTTCAGTCGCAATACCACGCATGATAATTAAATCATCCTCAGTGTACCTCCCGCACTTTTCCGCAATCTCAATTAAAACGGCAAAAGCAGCGTTAATTATTTGTGCAGGCATACGGAGATCGTATTTACTATAATCTCCTGCTAAAATACGATCTACTCCGTGTTTCTTCATGTGATTTGCTAATTGATCCCACTCAGGACCCTGAGCATTCACTCCTACTGCACACTCAGAATCGAGTGGAAATAGTGATAAAAT